TCCCGCATCGGCGTCATTTCGTTTACCCGCAAGGCTATTGAAGAAATGGTTACCCGTGCTTGCGCTGAGTTCAACCTGACACCCAAAGACTTTCCGAACATGCGGACGAGTCACTCGTTTGGGTTTAACGGTCTGGGTCTGCAAAAGCAGGACGTTTTGAGCACCGAGGACTATGCTGATCTAGGCAGTAAGATAGGTCTGACCTTTGAGGGAGACGACAAAACCAGCATTGATGACGGTGTATCCATGCCCACCATCGGTGGATCGGGATCCCAGTACCTCCAGCTAGAGCACCGCGCTCGGTATCGGATGGTTACACTGGAGCAAGAGTTCAACAAAGAGAGCAACAGGGATTTGTTCTACCCCAAGTTGGTCCAACTCCACGAGCAGATGAACGAGTACAAGTCGGTGATGGGCAAGTATGACTTCGTTGACATGATCGAGAAGTACATCGACATCGGTGATCCCCCTGGCTTGGACTATCTATTCATTGACGAGGCTCAAGACTTCACGCCTTTGCAGTGGGAGATGGCAAAGAAGATTGCTGAACGGGCAGACAAGGTGATCATTGCGGGCGACGACGATCAAGCCGTCCACCGTTGGACTGGAGTTGAGGTTGATTTGTTTATCCAATCCTCGGACCAAGTTGAGAGGCTCACTCAGTCCTACCGCATCCCAAGGTCTATCCACCGTCTGGCTAACACCGTCTCACGGCGCATCCCTGGAAGATTGTTGAAAGAGTTCCAGCCCCGTGAAGAAGAGGGCTTGGTTGATTACGTCTACCATCTGGAAGATATCCCCGTGAACGAGGGGTCATGGACCGTTATGGCTCGGACAAACTATCAGGTTAGAGAGCTAGCCAAATGGTTTCGGGCCTCCGGTTTTAAGTTTTCCATGAAGGGCTATGCTAGCATCTCAGAGAAGTTGGTCGGGAACATCCTAGCATGGGAGGACCTGTGCCAAGACAGGACGATAGGATTGCAGCGGTTGCGCCAGTTGTACACTGCGTTGCCCAAGCAGGGGGAAGATGCTGCTCTAAGGCGGGGCGCTACCAAGTTGCTGGATGCGATTCATCCGGAGGCCGAGGTTGGAATGCAACAACTCCAATCGGATTACGGTTTGCTAAAAGGGGCGGAGATTTCTGCGTATAACGTACTCAAGGTCAGTGTTTCTGAGCGCAACTATATTGATGCGATCCAGCGTAGGGGCGAGGACCTTCTGTCACCGCCTCGGATCAAACTGTCCACGTTCCATGCGATGAAGGGCGGTGAAGATGACAACTGCATTGTATATACAGCGTCCACTAAGTCCTGCGTTGAATCTCGATACCAAGAGGATGAGCACCGCGCGTTCTACGTTGGAGTCACCAGAGCCCGACACGCGCTATACATTTTACAAACCGACAACAAATACAGGTACACATTATGAAACGTGATAAAGTCTTAGACACAGCAAAAGAACTGATCAATGGACAGAGGGCCAAGGACTACGGGGATGCGTTTGATAACTTCTCCCGCATAGCCACGGGCTGGAACGCTATCATCAAAGAGGCTATGGTAACTCACGGTCATGTAACGGAGCGGCATGTTGCGTTGATGATGGATTGGTTGAAGACGGCACGTCTGCTCAACGATCTAGACAAAGAAGACTCATGGATCGACAAGTGTGGGTACAGCGCCTTGGCCTCAGAGTTTACTGACCGAGAGAAAGAAATACAGGCTCGGTTGGATAAATACTTGAAGAAAGATATTTGATGTCAAAGAACCTATTTGGAAGTGACCTGCACCACCAGTTCAAGGGCGAGATGGATTTGCTTGACTCTGACTGGAACATCCCTGAGTACCCAGACCTAACAGGCTACAAAGAAGTTGCCGTCGATCTGGAAACCAAGGATCCAAACATTAAGACGCTTGGCCCCGGCTGGTCTAGAAAAGACGGGCACATCATCGGGATTGCTGTAGCTGCGGGAGAGTACAAGGGGTACTTCCCTATCCGCCACGAGAACGGCCACAACCTCGATCCAAGGATCACGTTGAAGTGGCTGAAGAAGCAGATGGCTGTCCCTGATATGGACGTAATAATGCATAACGCAACCTACGATGCGGGTTGGATGCGGGCCGAGGGCGTCGAGATCAAGGGCCGGATGATCGACACCATGATTACAGGCGCTCTGGTTGACGAGAACCGATGGTCCTTTGGTCTTGATGCGATGGCCCGTGACTATGCTGGGATACGAAAAGACGAGAAGATGTTGAAGGCTGCGGCTGCGGCTTGGGGCATCGATCCCAAGGCTGATATGTGGCAGTTACCTCCGATGTATGTTGGGGCCTACGCCGAGCGCGATGCTGTAGCGACACTGAAACTGTGGCAAGCCCTGAAAATCCAGTTGGAGGAGCAGAAGCTGTGGGACATCTGGAACACTGAGACCAAACTAATCCCTTGCTTGCTGGACATGCGGAGCAAAGGGGTGCGCGTTGATCTGGACAAGGCTGATCGGAACAAGAAGCTAATCCGCAGCAAGTCTAAAGAGATGCGGCGACAGATCGAGAAAGAAGCTGGGCTTGAAGTAGACATCTGGGCCTCTGCATCCATTGCTAAGATGTTCGACAAGCTCGGACTTGAGTACCCAAGGACCGAGAGGGGTGCGCCGTCGTTCAACAAAGCGTATCTAAACAACCACCCGTCTGAGATATGCCAGAAGCTGGTTAAGCTGCGGGAGTTCGACAAGGCTGACAGCACGTTCATCGACAGTATCCTGCGGCACGAGCACAACGGGCGCATCCACACGGAGCTCCACTCCACACGGAGAGACGAGGGCGGTACTGTCACGGGAAGATTCTCCTCCTCGAACCCCAATCTCCAGCAGATTCCGGCGCGGGACAAGGACATCAAGAAGCTAATCCGTGGGTTGTTCATCCCAGAAGAGGGTTACAAGTGGGGATCGTTCGATTATTCTAGCCAAGAACCAAGATTGCTCGTACACTTCGCCGCCAGCGTTGGGGAGATCCAAGGGCAGGACATGCTTGCGGACATTGTCCACCAGTACAACACCGCAGATGTAGACCTCCACCAGATTGTTGCCGACCTAGCCGGGATCAAGCGCAAGGAAGCGAAGGCCGTTAACCTCGGGATTATGTACGGTATGGGCGTGGCAAAGCTAGCCGATCAGCTAGGCGTTGATTCAGATGAGGCCAAGACATTGTTGCAGCAGCACCGCGAGATGGTGCCGTTTGTTAAGGCACTGGCTGAGATGGCCTCTCGTAGGGCTGCAAAATCAGGCCAAATCCGGACGGTGTTAGGTCGGCTGTGCCGCTTCCACCTTTGGGAGCCCACTACGTTCGGGGCAGGCAAGCCCCTGCCACACGAGGATGCGTTGAAAGAGTATGCGGGGGTCAACGGCATGGGCATCCGCCGAGCGTTCACATACAAAGCACTGAACCGTTTGATCCAAGGATCGGCGGCGGACCAAACCAAGAAGGCTATGCTCGACTGCTACAGCGAGGGATATACTCCTATGCTAACGGTACACGACGAGCTATGCTTTAACATAGATAGCTCAGAGCAGACTGCCAAGATCAAGGAGATCATGGAAAACGGAGTCCAGCTAAAGGTTCCATCTAAAATTGACGTTGATATTCAAGATGATTGGGGAGAAATCGAATGACACATATAGAAGACCTGCAAGCACTAGGCTTCCGTCAAATGCACAAGGTACAGATCGATGCGCTGCTTGACCTGATTGCCGTAACCCTAAACCTAGCAGCTTTGACCAATGATAAAGATGTTATCGACGAGACCGAGGCCACCTGTGACGAACTGGTTCGTCTGTTTGGCGGCAACGGCGTCGAGTTATCTATCAATGTTCACTGACGTGGCTGGTTAGCTCGGTCTATAATATCTTGGTTATTCGGGTCTCCTAAGAGACCTGGGGCCAAGGTCCGAGCACGTTGCAACAAGTTCCCTGCGCCACCGCTGACCGCGTCTACCGCTCCGCTGACCGTGGACGTAGCTGTGTCAACGAAAGACGGAGTGGGTTGCGGCGCGGGTTCGGGAACTTGGGGACTAGGGCTCGTAATTTTAGAGAACAACCCAACTTGAAACGGCTCTTGAGGGGTTGCGTCACCCACAATAGGAATGTTGGTGAGCGAACGCCTGATCTCGTTAATCTTCTGAATAGGAAGCCGCTGAAGGATTCGACTTTCTCTTTTGACATTCACTTCTTGCGAGACTTCTCGGATCAAGGCTCGACTTATTTTGAGTGGGACATAACGGTTCCGGACTATGTTCCCAAGCTCTGCTCTGGAAACACCTGATTCAGCAAACGCCTTATTGATTTCCTGACGGCTCATTCCTGCCGCCATAGCGGTGTCTATTTTTGACTTTAACACTGCCTGATGACGACGGCGAGCTTCGTTCGCTTCGACATATGCGTTGAGAACATCGTCATTCGTTACGTCATTGTCGTCTGCTATGCTTGTAAATATAGATGCAGCACTGGCCCGAAGGCCGGAGTACTCAGAGCCTGCGTAGCTAAGACTACGAGGTATGTTCAACTTCAGGGCTCGAAGTCCTGTAAGCATGGATCCCGCTTCTTCAAACGGTGCGTACTGGTCTCCTTGCGCAGACGGCGCTCCTGTAGCCGAGCGAAGTGTACGGCCTTGCACAAATTCTCCGCGCTTAACAGTCGTCGCTTGTTCCACGATTCCTGGGAGAAATGCCCCAACAACGTGGGTTAAGGACTTGGACAGTTTGTCCCCCAAGAGTTCGCCAGACTTATAAATCTCTGAACCTGTCTGAGTATTGCCCTGACGTGTAGTAACATCGATGATTCGTTCCGCAGCCATGGCCTCTGAAGCAAAGGGTTCCGCAAACTTCTTGAATCCTTCCCACGATGCCATACCCACTTGCTCTGCAAACCCTGCGTCAACAGAACCTTTGGCAAAGTACTCTTGCATGGCAGCGCGGGCGGGAGTGAGCATGAACTCATAGGGCAGCATGTATGACAGATCGATATACTCTGCTTCGCCCTTCGCGTCAGGTTTGGTCAAGTAAACAAGAGTGTTGCCCTTGGTCCAAGGGGCTGCGCCCGCTTCCAAAATGTCTTCTTCGGCTTCGGTAACGCCAAGCATGTCGTGGGCCGCGCCTTTGAATGCCAGAGGAGCCGCCCCTGCCATAGCTACATAGCCGGACAATCGTTGAGCGCCGATAGCTCGGACCTGTCGCGCAAAAATATCGGCTTGTTCCTTGCCCATGGCTTTTACCAAATCGTCTGTTGCTTGAAAACCCATCTCTTTAAGAGAACGACTTACGATGTTGCCAGACGTACGGATGATCTCCGCAGGGAACGCCATGAAGTTACCAACAACAGGGATCCGACGAAGCTGTTTGATAGCTTCGGGGACCATGGAGTAAGTAGGCATGGTTTGACGAACGATGTCCGTCACGAACATGTTGCCAAAGTCCGTGCCCGCAATGGACGAGGACCTCTGCGCCAAGCCTGATTTGGTTAGTGCATCTGAAATTGCCGTTTTCCGCGCATTTCCTGCCAGAATAATCGCTAGTTCTTCAGGGGTTTCTTTCCCCGAAACAGTCTTCACTGTGAGGTCGTCTATGTTGATCCCAGCCTTACGCATCGCTGCGCCGTATCGTGCCTTTTCACCAAGAGCACCAACAACTTTCCAGTAATCGTCCCCAAGTTTGTATGTCTTTTGCATGAAGCGAACGGGGGCCCCGAGCTTAGATCCTATAAACTTCTCTCCGCCCTGACGCAGACGAGCAGATACGCCGCCCTCTACCTGTTCTTTCATCAGACGGGTAAGCTCGTTGACCTGAATGTTCTGCCCAATAGCACCTTCATCAGACAGAGCGCGAAGGAGTTTGTATTGCTCGGGGCTGTCCAGCGCGTTTGCTAGCAGCACTTCGGCGCTCTCTAGAACACCCATGTTCCTGCCGAGAAGACCATTGGCCCCTACAACAAAGGTGTTGGAGATAAAGTTCCGGACTTGGGACAGCGGGTTCAGCACTGTCTTCGACATTTGGGAAATGCCTTTCAACTGCAATGAAACAGCCAAGGCATCTTGCACCCCAGAGTATGCGCGGGATGGAGTTGTCAGCGCGTTGTAAACCTCAACGGGGACATAGTTTCCCGAAAGAGAACCAAACTTTCCGCCGAATGCATTTTCTAAATCGACTTCCCCAGCTTTAACGTAGCCCATGTCCCCTGTCAGGTCTGCAATCTGATTGTCCGTCAGGTTCGCACCGTCAATGACCATGGGCCTAGCACCAGCGTTCATCTCTGAAACCGCTTCCGCCAAAGGTCTTGCGTTTCTAGGTACAAGTGTTGCAGGGTCAATCCCGCCCGACACAGTGTCGAACAATCTTTGCCCTGCCATAGTGGAGGAGAGGCTGTCGATGGTCCGGAGAAAGGCTTCCTTCGGGTCACGAATCTCGCCCATCATCTCGCGAAGCATAGGGGCTTCGGTTAGCATCTGGCTGCGGCCTTCAAGCATACCCTGTGAAACATTAAACAAGGACGCACGGCCCTTTTCTGCAGAGGCCCCTTGACCTTTAGTATACTTCGCTGCTTGGGCTCGAGCTTCTGGAGTCAAACCCGTGGCGTTAAGGGTCTGGTTAAATATCTTGTCAATCTCTTGCGATGCTTTTTGGGTGGCGGCAACGGGATCCGCTGCCAACAAAGGATCTTTCCGCATAAGATACTTGCTGACTTGATCAAGCGCCCCTTTGTATTGAGGCATTTGCGCGACAGGAGTACTGAAGTTTTCAGGGCGCGTGTGTAATTCATAGACACGGCGAATGTATGATCCTTGGTTCGCATCGAACTGCGCTTTCAAAGTAGACTTTGTTGCGTCGTCTAGGTTCGGAGCGGCGTCAACGGATGACTTGAAACTCTTACTCAGATCATCAACCTGCATACGCATGGCATCCGCTGCGCCCGCAGCCTTCTCACTGTATGCTTTGACAAAGTCAGACCGCTTAACTTCCCCAGTCAAGTAATCCATTGTCGTGTTGTATGCCTTCTGAACTGCCGCTTTCTTCTCGCCTCGCTTTAGTTTCTGAGCACTAATAGCTTTTTTCATTGCGCCATCATAGTTAGCCAGAAGCTGGGCTGCGATGCCTTGTTCAGTTTCTCCAACAGCTTCCGCTGTGCGGATGGCGTCTGCGATTTCAGGTGGAGTAAATCCGTTTGGTGTCAGATACCTACGGACAAACGGTACACTTGTGGCCTTCTCTCCAAGAAAGTTCAGTCCTTTAGACAGAGCCCTAGCCGTGGCCGGGACCCCAGGAACCATGGCCGCGCTCCGAACAGTTCCGCCAATAACAGGAAGAAGTACTTCCCCAGCGGCGTTGAACATAGCACCTTCAAGACCCAGCCGGAACTTGTTGCGAAGACGAACGCCTGCCAGCGCCATTCCGGTTATGCCCTCTTCATCTTCTGTGCGTAATTGTTCGGGCATAGCGTCCCAGCTATCAGCCAGAGACGTATTGGTGCTTGGAGAAACAAGGAAGTCCGCGACCCCTGTGCCCGCTGTGGTTAGAACTGCCCGTCCAGCCTGCGTCTTTGCCAAGTTGCTTTTCTTGCCAAACTCGACGGCGGACTTTCCGAACCAAGTCTTAGCTGCGGGGAGCGCGGTCCCAGCTTTGACTGCCGCGGAGGCCTTCCCTGCTTTACTTACCCAACCCAAAACGGGGATAGCTGCGGAACCATAGTTCACGACCATCTCTACAACTTTTCCCGCGGTTCTTTCAGGGGTAAAACCTAAAGAGTTTTTAGCATCTTCAAAGAACTGAGACGTGGCTTCTTGAGCGCCCTCGTCCGCGACGCCCGTAGCCTCAAGACCGATGGCACCAAGTTCACCCACCCCTTGAACGATGTCCACGACACCCGCGCCAACACCTCTGGCAACAGAGCCGAGGACTGTTTGGTCAGACTCTGGCTCCTCGTCAGCGGCAACGCCAAATAGTTCAGAGCCCTCGTTAGCGGCAACGCCAAATAGTTCAGGGCCCTCGTCAGCGGCAACGCCAAATAGTTTTTCCGCCATGCGAGGCTCCTATGGTTTTTTCCGTGGTTTATCGTTTTGTATAAACTCAGTTCCAGAGGGCAGCGCGTCATACTCAGCTTGGGTTGTCACCACAGGTTTCTTACCCCGAATGGGCTCACCCGAAAGATCCATTTTGTAGTCTTCACTGACTCGGGTTCTTGCGGCGTTCAGGGCGTCGTCATATGTCTCGTAGTCTCCGGAACCCCCCGCATAAAGCGTCTCTGCCAAACGATACATTTGAGTCAGGGGCTCGGTGCGTTTTCCGTAAATACTGTCTGTGCCTTTGACTTTTGCAACAGCTAGGTCCCGACCAAACTTTTCACGAGCCCGTTTGTCTGCAAGGACTTCTCCAAATGCGGTCAGCGTAAACTTATCGTCCCGTGCTTTCTTGTCCGTGGTATTCTTGCTGATCTGAGCAGTGCTTGCAAGCAAGCCGTCAGCGATGTTCTTCATTGCATCAGGGCTTTCGCCCGCAGCAATCCCAAACCCGAGCATCGCCATGTTCATCCAGAATTGTTCTTTTTCGTCCTCGTCTGTCTGACCCATAAGATCCGTCAGCATCTTCTTCATTGCAACGGTCTGGTCTTTGACGCTCATGTTTGAGGTATCAACCCCCGTAGATTTCAGTAAGGCGTCGGCGGCGATCGTGTTCGCGTCTCCTGGGTTCTTATCTATGTCCGTTAGGATTGTATCTGTGTCAATTGCGGGGGCTTCTCCAAATGCGGTGGGGGCTTCTACCTCGGGGGCTTCTGCGGCGGGGGCTTCTGCGGCGGGGGTTACAGTTTCCGCGACAGCTTCTGGCGCAGCTTCTGCCTCTGCCGCGGCAGCTTCTTCGGCGCGAACCTCCTCCAACACGTTTACTGTTGGAGGCTCGGGGACTACAACGGCGTCTGCCCGATCTAAAAGGTCAACTGCCGTTTCTGGCTCAATGATCCCGAGCTTAGACCCAATGTTCCCAGCTAGGTCTAACGCGCCTCGTGTAAATCTTGATTGCAGATTAGGATAGCTTAGATTGCTCAACAAAAGGTTTGAGTCATATCTTTCTTCTAAAACTTTCTTACGATTTTCCAGAACTGTTCTTTCATTCTCTGACGTACTGGGATCAGCTATGCGGTCAAGAAGGGATTTATATTCAGTCTCTAAGTTTTGAAGATACTCCGGATCGCCTTCTTCTGGGACACGCCCAAGATCTTCTACGGAGGCAAAGAGGTCCCCTGCAGTCAGCTCAGAAACTTCCCCGTCTTCATTGCGAACTACATAAACGCCGTTTGCGCTGCCCAAGATTTCCAAGTTTAAGGCGTTTGCTACAGAGTTAACGTCTGTTTCTTCGGTTGCATTTGCGGTAAGGGCAGCCTGTTCTTCTTCCGCAGTTATTTCTCCAGTTATATCGCCCTGCAATTGGGAAAACAGTTCTGTCGCTTGAGCTAATTTATCAGCCTCTGTCCTTTCCCCGCCAGGGTTCCTTGCGCCCTCTTGGGCTGCAAGAGCCACTTCATCCGCACGAGCATTGTTTGCGTCGACGTAACTTTGATTTCTTTCAGCGTCCCCGGTTCTAATCTCGTTGATTCTATTCACAAACGGAGTGATAAACGAGTTGCCAATTACGTTTGAGTCTAGGCCCGTGCTTTCAAGCGCAGTTTCAAGAGGGTTATTTGAGTAAACACTGGAACGAAGTTGGTCCAACACGGAACGGTTGTCCTCCACAGGAGGATTCCTTCCGGCCTCTTCCGTATTAAGGGCTGCATTAGCCCTTTCGGCCTCTGCAATTCTCTGGGCTTCTACTGCAGCCGCAGCTTCCTGCTCACGACCCAGACGAATAGAGGAGCGAAGCTCGTTGTCTTCCATTACATCCCCGACAGGGGCAAACACTTCACTTGCCATGTCTCCAACAGGTTCAAAAATACTACGCAAAGTATCGTTTAGGGAGAACCCGCCTTCAGCAGCAGGCAATTCTTGTACGTCGTCAACAACTTCTGGAGTGACAAGGGCCGTGGGATCAACCCGCCCTGCAGCAATGGCATTCTGAAGGGGCTCCATGGACTGTTGCATCGAGGCACCTAAATCTTGAACGGGGCCTTCTATTACTTCGCCTAAATTTTGAACGGGGCCTCGGATGGTTTCCGCCACAGGAGTCATTAGGCTCCGCATCAAATCAGCTATTCCGCCGCCGCCGTCAACAACTGGCGCAGGGGGCTGGGCCATAACCTGTTGAGCAATATTAACACGGTCCTGCGTACCCTGCTGCGCAAGTTGCGCTTGACTAGGTTGCTCTCCCGACACCTTCTGAATAACCGCTTGCACGATACTCGGATCACGGATCACGTTGCCTTCTCTGTCAATAACAGTTCCGTTGTCCACAAGATAAAACACAGTGTTGCCAAGGATAACCATGTCGCCACCGGAAGCAGCCCCCGCACCGCTGGAGAAAATGTTACCTTCTCCAAAAATCTCGTTACCATAACCTGTGCCGGGGCGTGGAACACCTTGCCCACCCGTTTGAAACCGCTGGGCTGCACCCATCAGTTCAGGGGACGAAGCAAGGATTCCACCCATTCCGGCGAGCTTGGTACGAGCATCTCGGTTGGAGAACATCTTCCGATTCATAACACTCATTGTTAAACTCCTTAACCAAACATGCCCGATTTGCCTAGACTATATAGACCTCCGGCCAATCCTGCAAACTGTGATACGGGGCTAGCACTAGGTTGTTGCTGCGACGTAAACGTAGACTGCGATGTCGGCATGCCTTGGAAGATGTCGGAGTAAAAGCCAAGCTGTTGATATGGCTGCATAGTGTTTTGATACTGAGTTTGACGCTGCGCATCGAGGACTGCTTGCTGCTGCCCCTGCTCTTGTCCGCCAAAACTGGACAGTGTGTTGATATCGTTCAGGTTTAGACCTTGGAAGGCTTCGCCGAGCTTGGCTTGGTTCATGCCCAAGCTGCCGATTCCCTGACCGAGTTGCCCGTACTGTGCCGCGCCAGACTGCATAAGCTGCGCCCCAGCCATGCCAGCTTGTCCCGCGGCTTGCGCCCGAGCCAATTGCTGTTGTTGTGCTTGGTTATAACCAGACTGGCGTAACCCTGCTGCAGCCCGAGCTTGGGCGTCGATTGTATTACGTTGCTGCTCTGCGCGTTGGATGCCCTGGCGAGAACCACCGAAAGCGTCTGCCCCAACAGATTGAGCGTCGAGCCCCTGCTGTTGAATGTTGCTTTGACGCTGAATGTCCTGCATCGTTTGGTCAATAACAGCCTGCTCATACGGGTTCATGTACGCCTGTGCTGCATTTGGGTTTAGAATGTTTGCGGCAGTCGTCGATCCGATTTGCCCAGCCGAAGTAATCGATTGCGCCAAGGGGTTAAGCCCAGCCTGCGTTGCAGCGATACCTGTACCAACACTGCCCGCCGCACCCTGAAGCATGGGAGCGTAAGAGCCTACACCCTGTTGTGCCAACTGCGTAGCCTGCTGTTGTAAAGGTGTTCGCTCCGCGACATTGTATGCCGGAAGAGTGTAATTGTCCTTGCCCAGAGCTTGTGCCCGGTCAAGGATTTCTTTCATGTAGGTTTTCTGCCAATCAGGTAAGTCGGCAATCGAGGTGCTTGTTACTGTCTCAACCATTTCAACGGCCTTTCATTTCTGACACTTCAGCAAACATCCTTGCAGCCTCGGCACCTCGTGTTCCATTCGCTGCGCCACCAAGGCGCATTCCTGCTCGTTTCATATCCCCGTCAGGGTCCATGCGAGCAAGGTCTTTTCCAGATAATATTACTTCGCCGTTGCCCACCGCAATCTGCTCAACAGGGCGTCCATTCTGCATGATCTGCCCCGGAATGGAATCGCTGGTCACGGTCCCCGGACCTTGGATCAAGCCTCCCGCTGCAAACTGCGCTAGCCCACCCTGTGCCAGACCTTGATACACCGGATCCACTTGAGTTGCTTGAGCCGCATTAGCCTGAACGTTTCGGTCATGCGCATCGCGCTCTTCAGCAGTGCTGAACGCAGGCGCGTTGCCGTCTGGGCCAGTATAACGAGACTTGTAAAGGTTTCGGTCCCAACCTTCTTGCTGTTCGGGGCCTGCATCCCATTTTGCTTTCCTGGCGTCCATTGGATCCACTTGGTCTTCTTTGTCGAACAACAGACTCTCTAGCCCTTGAGCCGCGGCTGCGCCCCCAGCAAAGCCTAAAAGGCCCGAGCCAGGGAGAAAGTAGTTTGCGGCGAGCCCACCAAGAACACTGAGTATGCTCATCTTACCAAAGACCTCCGCCTAAAGGTGGAAGCGTAATTGGCACAGTAACATCTTTTTGCTCTGGAGCATTTTCTGGTTTTTCAGTCATACCACTATCCTCAGTTCACCCGTTGCTGTTTTATATACATCATTTTCCACCAAACCTCCAGTAATAGCTGCGCCGTTGTTTGCATAAACAGAAAGGCCTGTTAAATTAAGCGTGTCGGCCCTAATTGGCCCCGGATTCTGCAGTTGTTGAGCGTACACAGAAAACTGACGTGTAACCTGCGCCGTGTAAGTCTGGCTATACTCCGATGGAGCTTGGGCAAAGAATGGTACAACAGCGTTATTAAACGACATTATCTTCTTCCATCTGGGCGAATGTCAATACGAGGCGTTCCAAGCCTCCATTGAGTGTTTACTTCATTTGACTCAACCCTCAAAGACACAGATCTACCACGCAACCGGACGTCGATCTGATTGGTGTACTTCTCCAAAGGAGTGCTGGAAGTTCGAACCGTGTTTCCACTTTCCGTCTGAGTTGTTCCACTGCCAGGGTACGTCCGTGCGTTTAAAGTGAACGTGACCAAAGGAGTTCCAGTGGAGTTCCTGAAACCTACGTCTGGGATAATCCGTTTCACCGACATAAACTGATCGCCGTCTCCAACATCAATGCCACTGGATTCAACAAAACTGTTAAGCGGGCTTGGCGGGTTAGTGCTCCCGTCTGATATACCGTTCTCTTGGAAGTAGATGTTGCCGTCAGGAGATGCAGCGATAGGGAACCCAGACACGCCCCCTGCGTCCCAAGCAGTCCTGTCCAAAGATCCAAAAAACCAAGTGTTGTCAGAGTAGTTAAAGGCGACATATCGGTCGTTGGCTTCACTATTAGCAGATGGGTAGAACCACCAGACCTCATTAAATTCACTGTTGCTGCCTGCAGTAACCTTACTCAGCTGGGAAGTGTTTACATTGTCGAAGACAAACTCCTCCACAGGGCACGGTATAATACTTACGTTACCATCATACCGATAGAACACGTCGTTCCCCATCCAGTAGACAGCATCGCCAACAGCTACCGCTGCGTTCTGACCCAGGATCGAGGTGTTGGTAGAGACTTCCGCCAAACCAAACGTAAATGGAGGCCCAATATACTGCATGGCGCTAACTGATCTATCGGTGAATACGACGACCTGTTGTTTTGTCTGGATAGCAGCCACAATTTCGGATCCAGAGCCAACACGAAGTTCCCCCGCAGTGTTGGTAGCCAAAGCGTTCCAAACAGTGAAGCTCTCTTGGGTAGAGAACCGTATAGTTAGGGGGTCTAAGTTTCCGGGGTCGCCTTCTGGATCACACCCGAAGGCCAATACGTGGCGATCTCG